GGAAAACGCCCCCTCCGCCCAGCGGAAGGTGCTGCCGCTCATCACCGGGCCAACGGCCACGCCGGTGATTTCGGTATCGCTGACCCGCTCGGTCATCAGCGCGTAGCCGGTGACGTAGGGCAGCACGGGCACGAGCGCGGCGCGGCCGGTGTCCCCGCTTTCCTGCGCCCCCTCGGTGTTGGAGAACGCCAAACGGAGCAGGACGGGCGAGTCCTCGCTGCCGGAATCCGCCACGTTGCGGTCGCGGTCCCCCTGATACGCGCGGACGGTCTGCCACGTCGCGCCGGCGTCCACGCTGCGTTGCAGGTAGAACGTGCCGCGCCAGGTGCCGAAGGTGAACAGGTCCCACGCCCCGTCCACCACGATTTCAGGTGAAATCGCATCCGCTCCGCCGGCTGGCAGGGAAAGCTGTTCGTCTCCGCCGGCCCGTTCCGGGGCAATCCGGTAGTAGGTGCCGGGGCAATTTTCATCGAGCGCGGTGCCCTCGCCGGCGAACGGGTTGGCGATGGCCCAATACGCCACCCACGAACCGCCCACGCCGGGTTCTTTGTCATCGGCCGCGGTGTGGGCCAGGGTGCAGCGGTAGCGGTCGCCGTTGTGGATTACCTCCGTGTGCAGCGCGTAGTCGTCGGACGCGAACCAGTCGGGAATGTCGGTTTCCACGTAGGGGCCTACCTGGTCCCATACGGTGTCCCAATTGGTGCCGTCCTCGGGGCGGTTGTCGGCCACGCTCGAAGTATGGTCCGCGGTGCAGTAGTAGAGGGTGCCCCCGCGTTGGGAGCGGTCGCCGGTGACATAGCTGTACGCGTCCACCCACGCGGAAATCACGAATGAGGTGTTTTTCCCGGTGTCTTCCCAATAGGTGCCGGAATCGTTGCCCGGCTCGGTGCCGGTGTCCCCCTCCAGGTGCTGGAGAATGCAGACGTAGATTTTTTGCGTCTCGTCTTCCGAGCGGATGTGGTAGCGGTAGGCCCCCGGGTAAACCGCGTTGCCGCTGGTGGCGTTCCAATCGGTGACCGCCGTCCATGGAATCGGCGGGTTGACGCCATCCGGCTCCGCCGGCTCGAAGGCGGTCGCGCCGGTGGTGGGGGATACGCAGATTCCGTATCCCTCGCCGCTGTCGTAGTAAACATCGCCGACTTCGTAGGCGTGGTACAGCCGCGTCCAGGCGGTGCCGGAGAGGCTGGCGGCAATCAGGGTGACCGGATCGCCGGCGGCGAACACGCGGCGTTTCCAGACACTGCGCCAGCTCGCGCCGACGCCCGGGGAATTGTCCGCGCTCGAGGTGTGGTTGGCAATGCACAGCCATTCCGAATCCGTGAACACGGCGTCGCCGATGACGTAGGAGGCCGCGCTCACCCACGCGGCCGGGACCGGATCGGAGGCGATGGAATAGACGGTGGCAACGTCGAGGTTCTCATCGAGCATGGGCGCGGCGGTGAATGGTAGCCATTCCAAGGTCCAATCGGTATCCGCGAGGCGCGAGAGGCGCATGGGCGCGCAGGCCGGATGCGTGATGAATGCCACGTCGTTGAGTTGCACGAGTTGCAGGTCGCGCAGGGAATCGGACCAGTCGAATGGATCGGGCCACGCGTAGCCGTCGAGGAACGGCAGCGACTCCTTGACTGTTCCGGCCGGGTCGAGCACGGTCAGCAAGTCGGCGGTGAAGTGCAACAGGTAGCGGGTGCCGTCGCTGGCGATGAAGGGGAACAGCCGCGAGTTGGTGCCGGCGGCTTCGGTTTCCGCCAGATAGACCAGGCCCGGGCGTTTGATGACCCCGCCGTACGGCATGGCCAGGAAATTCTCCATTGTCTCCGCGCTCGAGGCGGTTTTCTCGAAGTCGATCCGGTGGCGGAGGTAGGGGCTTACCTCGCCGGCGTTGAAGGATAGCAGGGCCTGGTGCATGCGGTCAGCGGTCAGCGGTCAGCCGTCAACAAGTTGTGGCTCGGGCTCGGGCTCGGGCGGAAGGTCGGAGACGGTCAGGGTTTGCCAGTCCACCACGCGACGTTGGCGGGCGAGCTTATCGACTACCGGCGAGGTGTCCACGGAGGCGGTCGCGGTGATGCCGAGAATTTCGCGGCAGCCGGTCAAGGCGGTGTTGATGGCGTTGCCTACCGTGGCGTGTTGGCCGAATAGGATTTCGAGCTTGGCCGCGTTGGCTTGCAGCCACTGCGAGAGCGTGGAGTTGTCCATGGCCAGAAGCGTCTGCGCCATGGCGTTGGCGTCGCGGGCGGCGCTTTCTTGGCTTCCGAGGATGCGCTCGGCGAGGCGGTCGAGTTCGGCGTTGGCGCGGGTGATAGGGTCTAATAGTTTGGACATGTGGCGGATTGGGATGGGGTTAGGAATGACATGGTGCTTGCTGATTGGGTCAATTAAGCTTTCTCACGCTCATGAACGATCCTCTCAGGATCGTGGACTCGCCGGGTCCGTCGGCGGTTTTGCCCCACTCGTAGGACAGATAACCACCACTGCCGCCAACTACCAACGTCGCCCAACCGCGCATGCCGCGGATTTGATTGGCTCCGACGTGAGCTAATGGGCTAATGGCTGTGGTGCTGTTTGCATAGGTTAGGGTAGTTCCGTTGCCCCACTGCACCGTTCCAAACGAATTGCCGGAGACCACATTGAAAAGCAGCGTCGGGTACACAAACTTGGATTTCAAATACTCTGTGGTCGGAGACTTGCCGAGGATACACCACTCAAAAGCATAAATGCCATTTGCATCAAGCCAGATGTTTTTAAGCTCTGCGTCTGGCGCGTAATCCGTTGACAATGTTCGTCCGCCAAGGGCAACATCGGTCAATATTTCGTCGGCGGTTTTGACCACGATCACTTGGTTCAAAGCCAAAAGCGCTTGTGCCACAGTCACCGCAGAAAACAAATCCCTCCCCGTCGCCCCAGCCCCCAGCGCGTCCAGGTGCGCGCCTGCCGCGCCGCTGCCGTAGGTCCAAGTGGCGCCGGCCGGGATGGATGTGGTTCCGCTGATGGTGGCGTTGTGGCATGTCGCATCGACTGCGGTTAGCGAAAGATCGGTGATTCCGTGCGTGGCGTTGTAGAAACCCCAGTCCAGCGTCCACGGATCGGTTGCTTCCACATCCGCGCCGGTGCCGGTGAACTCGGCGTATTCGTCCACCGCCAGGGAGTTGGTGTAGGTCATCCGCCACGCGCCGGAGACAAACGCCACCACGCAATCGCCATCGGCGGTTGCTGCGGTCAGTGTCTCGGGATCGAAAACAGCCACTTGCGGGCCGTCTTCCGCCGAGGTGAACGAAACTTCGTGGCGGGCGGCCCAGAGGCGGGCTTTGCCGTAGGAGAGGGTGCGGGAGGCGTCGGTGAGGTCGGCGCTGGGGTGGGTGTGCGCCGCTGGCGGGAAGCTCGTCGGATACCCTGTCAGCCCGCTGATCTGGCTGTAATTCGTTAGCGTCTCCTGCTTGGCGTTGAGGGCGTTCTGCAGGTCGGTTTGCGCGGAAAGGGTGCCGGTGATGCTGCCCCATGTCCCGCCGCCACCGGGTCCGCCAGCCGCCAGCTCGTTGATGGCGGCCACGAGCGAGGTCTTGGTGGTGGTGGTGAGGCTGGAGAGGTCCACCGCGTTGCCGTTGATGAGCAGGCGCAGCGCCCGGCATTCCTGGGCCACGCGGGCGGCGAGTTGGGCGGATTCGCTTTCGAGGTCGGCCATTGCGGGGTCAGAGGTTGGAATCGAAAATGGTGTCGAGGTCCGGGGCTGAGGTGGGCGCGGCCGGCTCGCCGGTGGTGGCGGTGGGGCGGAGTCCGCGCAGGCGGGCCTGCACCAGCCCGGAGCGGGCGGCAAGCTGGCGCGGGCCGTGGTTCTCCTTGCTGCGGGTTTCCCGGGCGTCCTTGCTGCGCGCCTTGCCCAGCGCCGTCTCGTGGCGGGCGAGGAACGCGGCGGCTAGGTTGTGGTCCTGGGTGAGCTTGGGGGCCAGCCGGGACGCGAGCAGCAGGGCCACGGCGTCGGTAAAGGTGGTGGGCCACTCGGTGACCGGGGCGGCGGTGGAAATGTAGTGGATGACCGGCTCGGCCTCCGGATCTTCCAACAGCAAATAGCGGCCTTCGATCTCGAATCGGTCCTGCGGCGCGTCGAGGTCCACCCCGTCGATCTTGAGCAGGCGGAGGCAATCTTCCGGCAGGCTGAACGCGGCCCCCCACGCGGGGGCGTACACTTCGTTTTCACTGCTGCCGCCGGCGAGGTGGGCCAGCTCGCTCTCGGCGAGTTCGCCGGCGCCGGTGGTGCCCTCCGGGAGTTCCGCGGTGAGGTTGGACAGGGGGGAAGGATCTTGCGCGGCAAGCCAAGCGAGCAACTGGGCGGCGGTGAGGGTGCCAAGAGTGAACACCGGAGTTCCGCCGCTGTGGTAATCGTTTTCCCAGCCTTCCGGGTTGGTGTCCGGGTGATAGGCACCGGCCGGAATCAGGTCGGGAGTGAGCGCGTCGGATTTCGCCCGCCATTGGGAAATGGCCACGAGATCGTCGTCGATGTAGGACATCCTCCAGTACTCATCGAACGGATCATAGTTCAGGAAAATACGGGAAGCGTAGGAGGCCAGGCCGGGGGATTCCCCCAAATTGGTATAGAACGGACGCTCGCCGTATTCGCCACCGTAGAGCAGCGCCGGCGGCTCGAAGGGAAGCGTCGAGCCGGAATCCTGGAACAACTCGGCGGAATTCACCGCGACATTTCCCGGGGTGATGGCCACGGCGGAACCGGTCTGCGCGAACGAAAACACGTCGGCCGGCTCGGCGATGGCCACGGACAGGTCGTTGCCGGAAGGGCCGGGAACCGCGGCAGTCCAAAGAATGGCGTTGTCGTCCTCCGCGGTGCCGGTGGTGAGGGTGGCGGTAGTCACCACGAGCGGGACCGGCAGGAGCTGCGAGCAGCGGGTGGCGAAACTCCAGGCATGGCCTTCCAAAACGGTCTCCACGCATTGCGGAAGGTGCAGCCGCACGGCCTCCGCGGTGGTGCCGGTGTCCGCGTCATATGACGCTAGGTAGGGCTCGCCCAGGTGATCGAGTGCGAGGTTGGCAACGGCGGTGAGATTGGCCAGCGGCATGGAAAAGGAAAGCGCCCGCGCCGGGGTATTAGATCGGCGCGGGCGCTTGGGGGTTGGGGGTTACAAAGCGCCCGCGGGGGTTAGGCTTTCACGCGGAAGGCGAGCGTGAAGACCACGACGGTTTCGCTCACGCTGGATACGGTCACCGCGGTGGCGATGATCGCTTCCTGGCTGGTGAACTTGTAGGGCGTGGCGATGGCCGCCGGGGCGGTGCCGCTGGCGCTGAAGTTCACCGCGCCCCCGGTGGTGCCGGCGGTGGTGAGCGCGAGCGCGTCGGCGAACTTGTCCGGGTCATCGGGGGTGCCAATGTCCAGCGTCAGGGCGGTGCCCGGATCGGTGACACAATAGACGCTCGAGAGCTTCGGCACCAGATACGCCCCGACCGGGCAGAGGCTGGCCGGCAGCAGGGTGAGGGTGTCGTTGGCATTGAGCAGCGGCGAGGTCCCGGAGGCAGGAACGGTCACCTTCACTTGGGTGTAGATGATCGAGCCGAACGCGTCGAGTTCGCTGGTGGGATAGGACGAGGCGGCAGCCGCCTGGGCGGTGGCGAGGTCCGAATTGGTGTTTACAACTGGCATGGTGCTGGGAGTTGGTTAGGGGTGGATGGTGGTGGCGGCGGGTCAGCTCACGCCCGGGGCGGTGGTGAGGCATTCGATCCGCACGACCTTCTTTTCCTGCTCGCGGCCCGCGCCCAGCGAATACTGGGTGAGGAACTGCACGGCATTGGAGAGGTCCGGGCGGAGATCCACGCTGGTGGTCATGTCGCCCCAAATTCCGAACTCCACGGCGGAGCTGGTATAAAGCGGCACGATTTTGCAAGAGGTGGCGGATTGCGCCTCGGTGGGGGTGGCGGTCACCAGGCCGTTGTAGGTGACGAAATTGATTCCGCCCCACTGGACCAGGAACCCGTTGGCGTCGAACACGGGCGGGCCGTACTCGTTGCTGAACAGGCGGTTGCCGGAGGCCAGGTTGGCGGCATGGCGGAGGCGGGCCTCTTCCATGGCGTCCACCACGCACCACAGGCGTTCGCCCATGCGCATGGCCTCGTCATTCCACGCCTCGTTGGCCTTGAGGATGTAGAGACCTTGGATCAGCTTGCCGAGGGTCAGGCCGGAGTCGGCGGCGGAACTCTCGTGGTAGTCGATGGGCACGATCTGGGTCGTCGGCAGCGTGGTCGAGGTGGAGCCGGTCTTGCCGGTGGCCACCGCGCCGGTCAGCGCGTTGATGATGATCGAGTCGCAATCGAGGTTAAACGCGGCCTCGTGGGCTTGCAGGCGCTGGCCGCCGGGCAGGATCGTCGGCGCGAGGCGCTTCTCGTCCCATTTGCTTTCGCCGGTTACGGTCTGGAACTCGCGGGCGTAGTACCAACGGCTGTCGGTTTCGAGGTCCTTCAAAACAACTTTTTTGTAACGCTGTCCGGTGGTTTCCTCGGAGGTGGTCGGCAACACAAATTCGATTTGTTTGCCCGTGCCGGTCAAGCCGGTTTCGGTGCGGACCGTCTGCCGCAAGCGGCTGGTGGTCTGCTGGACGGTGCGACGGAAGTTATCGGCAAAGTCCTGCCGGAACGCGTCGGGAATGGTGAGATTGGCCATGGTGGTGGTAAGGTGGTGAAAAAGTTGGACACAAACACAAGCGGGGCGGCGGGGATTGTCCGGGTGAGCGGGTCGCTGGCCTGCGGGCGGTGCCTGCCCGTGGGGGGCGGCCGGAGGTCGCGGGCCTCGGGTGAGGTTGTCCACGGTCGCGGCAGCGGGGGAACCATGGCGGAAAAGCGCGCATGCCGCCAAGGGAAGCGGGGAAAGGCGGGCCGCTTCCTAACAAGCGCCCACGGAAAACCCCCGCCGGCAGCCATTCCGGCGGGGGTCAACCCGATTACACAAACCACGAACAGCGGCCGTGCCGCGTTACGTCGCGGCCATTGCCCGCAGGGATTTTACGAACTCATAGGCGGCGAGGCGTTCCTCGCGGGTGCCCTTGGTGTACTTCTCGCCCCACACCGGGTCCTTGCCGGTCTGGATGTCCACGATCCGCTGGGCCGGGCTCTTGAGGTCGCCGAAGCCGGCGGGGCTGTGGATGCGGTCCTCGCTGGTGAGCTTGGCAACCTGGAGCATCATGCGGGCGAACGCCGGCTGGTTGGCCAGCTCGGTGATTTGGGGGTCGTCCGGCAGCAGGCCGGCGGTCTCGGCGAGTTTGCTGGTGAGGTGGCGGACGGTCGAGGCATTGGCGGCAAAGTCCCCGCGCCAGTCGGCGACAAGCGCGTCCTGCGCCGCCTTGCGGGCGGCTTTCTCCGCGGCGATGGCGTCGGCGGTGCGCTTGGCCAGGATCTCGTTGAAGGTCTTGGCCATGGCGGCGACGGCGGCCGGCGGCGCGTGGGCCGCGTGGGCGGCCTGGGCCACTGCCTGGGCCAGCTCGCCATCGAACTCCATGCCCTCCGGCAGCGCCATCGCCTCCGCGGTGAGCCCGTAGCCTTCCGGCGAGTCCGGCACGCCGGCGGCGCGGCGGAAGCGTTCCACCGCCTCCGGCTTGGCCCCGTCCCCGGGATACTCCACGCCGTTCTTGCGGAAATAGTCCAGCTCTTTGATGAGGCTGCGCAGATCCTTGTGCTTGGCCAAGTCCTTGGCGTGGGGCGCGAACTCGTCGCCCAGGGCGAGAAACCAGTTGTCGCTCAGCTTGCCGTCCGGGCCGATGGCCGGCGGTGGCGGCGGATCGGGCGGCGGCGGTGGCGCGGGTGGAGTGACCGGGGCCGGGTCTGGGGTGACTGGCGGCGGGGCGGCGGGGTCCGGTTGTGCGGGCACGGGGGCCGGCGCCGGAGGGGTGGGGTCTGGGTTCATAGAATCGGGGCCATGGCGGCCAGGCGCGCGCAGGCGGCGGCGGCGGCCGGGTTGTCGCCGTGCAGCGCCAGCAGTTGGTCCTTGCGGTGCTGGCTGCCGGCATAGAGTCGGGCGAACTCCGCGTCGGCATCGTGCGCGGCGGAGAACAGGAAATAGGCCAGGCCCTTATACCCGAGCACGGGCTCGGGGTCGGGTCGGGGGCCGGTCGGCGGGGTCACCGGGGGGAAGCTCGGCGGCTTCGAGGTTGGCTTCGATTTCCCAGACGACGCTTTTCCGGCCGTCGCGGTAGGCGGCGGCAATGGCGTCGAGGGGTTTTCCTCCGGCAGCGGGCACAAAGGCGGGGCGGCGGGTGGCGGCGGTGGCGTGTAGCCAGGCGAGAACCCGCTGTCCGTCAGGGGTTCCGAAGGTGTTTCTAAGAGCGGCGAGGAAATCGGCGCGGGCTTTGCTTTGGTCGGTCGGCTCATGGCTCATGGGGTCTGGGAAAGATAGCTGGCGGCTTTGGCGGCCTCGTCCACGCCGCCCAGATTGCGCACGCCCTCGGTGGCGGCCATCGCTTGCGCGGCTTGCGCCTGCTCCGCCTGGGCGGCGCGGATCGCGGCCATTTCCCGCTCGCTGCGCAGGAAACTCTCCGGCAGGCCTTTGGCGCGGATCAGGTGCGGCGCGATGGCGTCCGGGTTGAGCGCGGCCAGCCATGCCGGATCAAGCTGGGCCAGCGGGGTCAGCACGGCGAGGATTTCGCCCAGGCCGGCGAGGTGGGTTTGTTCGAGCGCCAGCGCCATGGCGGAAACGTACTCGACCTCCGGGTCGGCGATGAACGCGCCCAGGTCGTCCTGGCCGATGACGGCGGCGGGTGGCGGCGGCATTTCCCCCTGTTCCAGCAGCAGCGCGAAGGCGCGGCGCAGTACCGGGGTGTGGAACTCCCGGACCATGTTGGAGTAAATCGGGTGGAACAGCTCGCGCGATTCGGACACAATCGCGGACACTTGGGTGGCCGTGGCGGTGGGAGGTAGTTGGGAAATCGCTTTGAACAGGTCCACAAAAAAGGCGTCTTCAATCGCCTTTTTCTTGTCCATCGCCCGGTCTTTTCCGATGTCGTAGCGGCCGGCGGTAAGCCATTCGCGCGGGATGGCGGTCTCCCCGGCGTTGGGGTCGAAGCTGGTCAACCCCATGGCCGCAAAGTCGATCTCGTCTTTCATCCCCGCCGGGTAGAGAATCCGGGGGAACGCGGCGGTTTCCGCCAGCACGTCGAGCATTTGCTCCTGGAAATTCGCCTGGGCCGCCTCCGGCAGCGCGTAGTCGGCCGGTGCCCAGCCGTAGGGGCACAGCGCGTTGGTCTGCCAGCGTGACACGGCCACGGGCACCGAATCGAAACCGCTTTCCAGCAGCACGCTGTCGCTTTCCGGGTGAACGTGGATGGAGGCAATCGGCTTGTTGGGGCCGTCGAGCTTGCGCGGGTCGCGGTCCTGGCGGGGGAACACGGCGTGGATGACCCGCTCGCTGTTGACGTGGCGGCTGGCCGGGTCGTCGAACTTTTGGCGGATCGGGGCCGGCAGGTTTTCCAGCCCGAACTGGCCGGCGAGCTGGGCCGGGGTGCGGTAGGCGCTGCGGAAAATCGTATCGACCTCATCCAGCGAGTTTTCCGCCACGCTGAAGGTGCCCACCGGCAGCACCCGGAAATGCAGCCCGCGGCCGTTCGCTCCGGCGGTGGTCTCCATGGCGGAGACGCCGAACCCGCCGCGGTCCTGGTAGCACTCGAACGCGCGATTGTAAAAATTGGAAACCCCCAGCTTGGCGGCGAGGATTTCCGTACAGCGGCCGTACCATGCCTCCGCGGCGGAGTTCCCGGCGAGCGCGGCCGGCGGGCGCAGCACGAACCAGCGCGCGCCCATGGGCGTGATGCGGGCGGCCTGGCCGGTGGCGAGGATGTTGCAGGCGCGCATCGCCGTGCCGTCGAAGTTCTCCGCCACGCGGCGGCGGTCGGCCTGGCCGCCGGTCTGCGGGTTGCGGGCGTGGGAAACCGGGCCGCGGCGGGGGAAACAGATTTGGGCGAGGTCGTCCCAAATCCCCTCCTGCGTCGCACGGATCGCGTCGAGCGCGGCGGCCTGGTCGAGAATGCGTTGGACGGTGGGGTTGCTCATTTAACCCAGGGTGGTCTTGAGGCCGGGAGCGGCGGGCGGGGCCAGGATGGTGTCCGCGAAGTTGTAGCGCTTGCCGGCCTTGCGGCGCTCCTCAAGCTCCGCGTCGGTCTTTTCCTTGCCCGTGGCACTCACCGGCGGCGGGGGCGGCGGGGGCAGGGCGGGAGCGGCTGGCATTTTCGGCTTGGTCATGGCGGCGGAGGAATTCGGCAAGCGGGCGCCGGCGGAGGCTGCCGCCCCGGCGGTGGTAGCTGACCCAGGCATGAGCAGACAAGGGGGCGAGTTCCAACAGGGCGGCCAGCGCTCCGGCAGCGGCGAAAATATGCCAGCAGTCGGCGTCCGGCGGCGAGGGAAGCGGGGAAAGGCGGGCATGCGCCTCCGGCGGATCGGCCAGCCGGCAGGCGCGGGCGGCCAGGAACGCCCGCGGGGTGGCAATGACCACGCCGGTCTGCAACAGGTATTCCATGAGCACGCCCCACGGCACGTCCGGCGGCTCGCCGGCATGATAGGCGGCATGGGCGAGCAGGTAGGGCGATTTTTCCAGGCGGTTGAGCTTGGCGCGGTGGGTGGGAAAGTTTGCCATGTTCCTATAACAACTTGTTAGCGTCTTGCCCTTGGTCGGGTGGGTCCGCCAACCGCCACGGGTTTCTGGTTCGGGTCGTCATTGAGTTGGAGCATGCCACGGGCATGGGCCTCGGCGAAGGTTCGGAACGCGTCTGCGGAATGGCTGAACAGGTCGTGGCGGGGCATTTCCCGGAGGCGCAGGCCGGCGGCGGCCCCGGTGTCCTTGCTGTAACCTTCCAGACACGCGACGCCGGATGGGAAACTCTCCTGGGTATCGTCGGGCGCGTGGGGGCTGCCGTCGCGGTTGCGCGGGGTGTCGCAGTTGATAAAGTGGAACCAGCAATGGGGCAGCACGTCGCGCACGTAGCCAATGCCCAGCCACACGTCCGGGGTGCGCGGGACGATTCTTAGATTGTGCAGCCCGCCGGCGGTCAACTCGCTGGCGTAGCTGCGGCCGGTGCCGCGGTCGCGGGTGGTCGCGTCGTGGGGCAGATAGTGGGCGGCAATCGGCTTGTTCCATTTCCGTTCCCACAGCAACATCCGGTCGGGCATGGCGCTGCCGGGCTGGCCCTCGGCCTCGAACCAGTCGAGCACGAGGAACCAGCGGCCCACCGGTTGGATCAGCCACACGGCGGTGTAGTCGCTCAGGCCGATGTCCCAAAAAGTGAACAGCGGCTGGTTGGCCTCCAGGGTAAACTCGCGTAGTCGGCCGGCGGCGCGCAGGTCGGCCATGGGGGTTCCGTAAATGGCCCCCTCCGCAATCGCCTCGAACGCCTCGCCCGGGGTGGTTGGAAATTCCTTTTTCATGCCGTGGCCTTGCTCGAGGTGTTTGTGGTCATACCAAATCATTTGCCCCGGGCTCAGGGTGATGCCGTGGGCGGTTTTCATCCGCTCGAAATACTTGTGGATTTCCGGCCGGAGGCGGTGGCCGGCCGGGTTGAGGGTATAGGATGGCTCCTGGAACCATGGGAAAAAATGGAACCGGCTTTGGATCGGCGACAGCTTGGCCGGGTCCAGCCGCATGCACTGGTCCAGCAGGCGGTAATGGTCGCCCACCTTGCCGCCCTCGTGCGTGCTCTCAATATTGCGCATGGAGCCGGGGGCGATGGAATTGAACGCGCCGTTGATGATCTCCCGCGCTTTGATGGGTGCCCACACGGCGGTCTTGCCCAGCTCGGAAATGAGCAGCAGTTGCGGGGTGGCGCCGCGCAGCGAGGTGGAGACGCGGACCTCCGAACCGTTGGAAAAACTGGCCTTGCGGGCGGCGAACACGGCGCGCGTGGTGCGCTTGATGGCCGCCCCGATTTGCCAGGTGTGCGGGTGCAGGTCGGGGTCGTCCAGCCGTTCGTAAGCGAGCTTCATCATGCCAAGTTTTTTCTCGGCGTCTTCGATGGTGTAATCAATGATGCCGCAATTCAGCCCGCCGGCGGAGAACAGCAGGGAGTCGAGGAATAGAATGATGTTGAATGTTGAAAAACCCATTTGGCGCGCTTTGAGAGTGTGATTGCAGTACCACAGGTTGTTGAAATACGCCCGTTGCGCGGCGTTGGGCCGGAATGTTTCGAGCGGGCCGGCCTTGGTTTTGATCGTGTAGAGATTGGAAATCCGCCAGGCGCGGGACGCCAGCGGGCTGGATGTCAACGCGTGCGGCAGGGTGGTCATAGGCGGGGGAACAGTTTGCGGATGCCATCCATGATCCAGGTGAGTCCGTGCGGCTTGCTGGTGCGGCCGTCCGTGGTGCGTAGCGCGTAGTTGTTGAGGCGGTCGCCGCCCAACAGGGTCCACCGGGTGACCTTGCCGGTCAGGAAATTGCGGATTTCGATGGACCCGATTGGAGCGCCTGGCCCGAATCGCTGGGCGCTGTCCAGGTCGCGCAGGATTTCCGGCGTCATGGCCGCCTCCCGCCCCTCCCGCCGCCGTTGTTGGGAGATTTTCCCCATGCGGCTGCAATGCAACCGTTTGCGCTCGCGCAGTTGGTTGCGGAAACTTGGCAAGGTTCTCATAATAACTTGTTCG